ACCGCAAAGGTGAAGCTGTAGACAAGGCCTACGATACTTATAGTGGAGTTATTCCATTTAAAGTTCGCGCTTACTATGGTGACGAAGCGGCGAAACCAGAACCAACACGCCGTGCCAAGTTGGCCAAGCAGATTATACAAAAACCTGCACAAGCCAAAGATTATAATTATGAAATTGTAAATCTTGGAGACGTAAACCTAGGTGTGGTGGACAAGTTCTATGCTACCAATAAACAAGATGCCGATGCAACTTTTGATAAATGGCTCGAAATGAAAGGCCTACCAAACAATACTTCGGACTACGGTTATAGACCACGCAAACAAGAAAAAGAAGTTGATGTAGCACAAAACTTTAGTACAAACCCTAATCCAACTGCACCTATTGCCAATCAAGCTCGTTACAGGAACGGTGTTCCAATTTGGGATTTAGTTGATCGTGGCACAGGTAATGTAATTAATAGTACAGCCGATCATACAGCACGTGAAGCTTGGGGTCAATTTACACGTTATTTGACAGACATTGGTGCAGAAGATCCTGCAACATTTGATCAGCGGTTTACTATTCGTGCGCAGATGGCGCCGCAGGATGCTACCGAACAAACGGGCACCTGGCAGTTAGTCGATGTTACCGTAAATCAACCTGTGGAAACATTCCAAGGTACCTGGGCTCAAGCAGAACGCATTGCCCAGCAATATGAAACCGGTCCAGGTGAACATAATGGACATGAAATAAGCATTAGGAGAGCTTAAATGAAAGCAAAAGAAATTATAACTGAAAAGTGGAGTAAGAAGTACAAAAACAGCATCAACTGTTCCGACCCAAAGGGCTTTAGTCAAAAGGCCCATTGTGCCGGCAAGAAGAAACACAATGAAAGCGTTGAACTTGCAGAAGATCGTATAGATCCTATTCTAATCAAAGCATTGAATCGTATGCCTGATGGTTTAGAAAGTCACGGCGAAGTACTCAATGCCTGTTACGATGCTTATGCTATGGAATTAGGCCGGATGGAGATGAAAAGCCAGTATGGCACTACACAAGCATACATTCCACAACTCATGGACCTGTACAAACAAAAAAACGGTTTAACTTTTAACGAATCAGAAGAACTTGCTGAAGAGTTTGATCTCATAGAGTCAATCATTGAAAGTTTAGCCGATCGTAATGGTGTTGATACGGAAGTGATCTGGGAAGACCTAGAAAGCCTTGACGATGATGAGTTGTATGTGTTTGCTACTACAACACCTGTTATGGAAGATTGGCAAAAGGCCAACAAAAAAGATCGTACAGCAGGCATGAGTCAAAAAGCTGTCAACGCTTATCGTAGAGAGAATCCAGGTTCAAAGTTAAAAACTGCTGTTACTACCAAACCCAGCAAGCTCAAAAAAGGTAGCAAGGCGTCAAAGCGTCGTAAGAGTTATTGCTCACGTTCACGTGGACAAATGAAGATGCACAACATCAGCTGTGCCAAGACTCCAGACAAGGCTATTTGTAAAGCACGTCGTAGGTGGAACTGCTAATGAGAGCTGAAGAGTTTATTTCTGAAAACTTTGCTGATGGTAAGAAGCCTGGACGGAAAGGCCTGAGCAAGCGAGTGGGCATACCCAAAAAAGCCTCACTGTCTAAATTACAAAAAATTGCTAGTTCCAGCACAGGTGAGCGTAGAAGAATGGCACAATGGCAATTAAACATGCGTCGTGGTAAGAGCAAGAAATAAGTAGTTGCATGCTTCTTATTGACCACATCTACAAAAAACAAAGAACCTTAGATCAACTGCCCAGGAGAGGGCAACGCATACCCGTAGGTGCAGAACGTCACTGGTTGGGCAAATCCCTAGGGTACTTTTCTGGTGGCTTTGAAATATGGCGTTGGCGGAATGGAATGGGTACAACCTACAGTGTTTTTAATCCTGCCACTCGCAAGGTAGAAATAGCAGTGTCAGGCACCCGATATATTACCAACGCCAACAGTTTCAAAATCTTTGGCGTTTATGCTCGACCCCGAAATCAAGTCCGTGCCGTAGAGGTCTACGAGTATTTAATTCGTGAACTACGACTGGTGCTGGTCAGTGACAAGGTACAAAGTCCGGGTGGACAACGCATCTGGCGACAGTTAAAACGCAAGTCAACCCTGAATGTATATGGCTATGATTTCCGCACACATACTGCATATGAAACCGCAGGTGCAAATTTTGACTTGTTGTATGTAACCACCCGGGAACTAGAACGTGCCAAACCCGGTACCGTAAAAGATCTACAAGGATGGGCCAGTAACGTGAAATTAGTTGCAAGATTGGCTTAAATACATGTATGAGAGCTAAAGACTTTGACACGGGTATTAAAACTTATTCCGCTACTATTAAATTACGCACACCCGGCACAGATCCTGTTATAGACACCCTGGTCTATGCTCGCACACCTTATCTAGCACGCCTGCTACTACAACATCAGTATGGTCGCACTTGCATAGTATCAAATCTTAGAGAAATCTCCAACTAATATAAACCGCTAAATACAGCATGACTCGTCAATATGTTCGTGTTGTGTGTAACGTGGCCTGTAAGTGGGAGGGATTAGCCCCCATTTATCGTGTGTACGTCAATGACGAATTGTTTACAGAGCGTACTTGGATATGGCAAGATGATTCGTATCTGCGTGAAGAAATACAGATAGAAGCTGAACCCGGGGATTATAGTATACGCTATGAATTAGTTCCGCCAAATCTAGCAGAATTATTGGTAACTCTGCCAGTGGTAGACTATGGGTCTGCTGTAATTACCGAAGATGGCCTATTAAGGATCAAAGATGCGACTGCATGAATTTGTTGATTTACGTGAAACAGCCAGTGTGGGTGGTACTAGCAGTGGTAGTATAGCCACCGTAGCAATGCCTGTAGGTGGCACAATTTCCAGAAATGGCTCAAACTTTTTTTCGGGTGCTAAATACACTACTGACAATGCAACGCCTAATACGCCTGCAGAGTACAAGAAATATAAACGGAAGAAGAAATAATGTTAGCAGACTTGTTAAAAACCTATTTGGCGTCAACCTTTGCTTATTACCTTAAGGCTCATTATTTTCATTGGAATGTAGAAGGCCCCGACTTTGGTCAATTACACAAGTTTTTACAAAAAATCTATGAAGATGCATATTCAGCCGTAGATCCTATTGCCGAATACATCCGTACCACAGAAGAATACGCACCCGGAAGCCTCTCTCGCTTCCAAGAATTAACACAAATACAGGACCAGATCAAGGTTCCTCGTGCCCGATTAATGTTAGAAGAATTACTCGCAGATACACAGACTATGATTGACATGAGCAAGCAAGTATTTGATGCTGCCTCTGCCGAAGGTCGTGAAGACGTTGCAAACTTTGCCGCAGAACGCCAGAGCAGTCATGGCAAATATTCTTGGCAGTTAAAGAGTTATCTTAAAGACGCAAGGGCATGATCCGTGGCACAAGACCATAACGACATCTATAGTATTGTAGAACGACTTCGTATCCTGGAAGAAGGCCTTGACAAGAATCAAAAAAGTGTCAATCAACTTGGCGCCACATTCAAACCTAAAACAGTAGCAGTACTCACAGCCAAGCAAGATCCTAAGAATCCTCTAGGCGGTAAGTTGGTTGGCGACAGCGTTGAAAATGACAAAGAGTCTGTAGAAGAAGATGTGCTGGAAAAAGTTAAAAGTAGTTTAACTGATTATCTTAAAAGCATTGAAGATCGGTACAAAGATGCTGATCTCAAAGACAAGAAAAAAGATAACGGTGATCTCAAAGACAAAGTCAAAAAAGATCTTGACCTAATTGCCAAAGAACTAGATGAAGATCATCGTAAACTAGCAGTAGGTGATCCTATTACAGTTACAGCACCAAATGAGTTTGAAGGTAAGACTGGCGAGATCGCAGAGTTTAGCCCAAGTGGTAAATTTGTTGTTGTAAACTTATACAACCACGGCGAACACAGTATGCACCTAAGTGATGTTGAGTATAATGAATATGCCGATGAAGAAGATGCAGACGAGTATGATGATGAAGCATTAGATGATGGTGATCTTCCTAGCGATCGTGCTTATGATCGTGGAGAAAGCCCATATGATGCACCAGAGCCACAGATAGAGTCAGCACCAGTACAAACTATTACAAACGAATGTGGCCTGTTTGAAATACATGGCAACGAACCGTCAGGATTTGAAATACGCCACGGTAACAACGCAATGCGTTCACGTTTTAAAAGTATTGACGAAGCTGTAATGGCTTTAGAAATGTTTGCGGCTCGTAAGAAAGCCCAAGATGAATCAGCCGACTACATTGAAGAAGCTTAAGGAAAAAAGAAAATGAATTTGTTAGATCTATATGAAGGCCGCGAGCCGTACCAACAAGCAATAGACAAGTTAGAAGCTCGTCGCATCGAAGACTTAGAATTTAAAATGGACGAGTATGCTCGCCGTGGTGACAAAGAAGGATTCCAAAAGTGCAAAGCTGAACGTGATAGTTATCATAAAGTTAAGATGGACGAAGGCGAAATGAAACGCCAGATGGAAGCTGATGCTGGACGTCTGAGTCGTAAACAATTTTGCGACAAGTATGGCGATGAGCATGGTGATTTTTGGGACAACATTAATGGTGCATTAGACGAAGCAGGTATTGGACAGGACTTGGTAACTCCACAACAGCGTGTTCAACAAAGCACTCCCCAAAAACAAACTCCTATACAAAAAGTAGGCAGTACTGTCAAGCATGCCGCTAACTGGTTAGCTGGCAAAGGTGGTCCCGGTAAAGAAGGCCCAACTTACGAAGAAGCAGAGCTAGACGAACAGACGTCTCCGGTGAATACCGCTAAACTTATATGGGCCCAGATTGCCAAAGCAGTTAACAGCAATGTAGATGTTGCTACAATCACATGGCCCAACGGACAATCACAAAAATTAACTCGTAACCAACTTTGGCACATTGATCAAAAAGCCCGTACAATGAGCCGTCAAGCTCGTAATCAATTTGCATTAAAGACTTTTGTCGACGTCAACAATTTAATGTATTATTTGGGCACTTTAAAAGCAGTTAAGCCTCGCCCACAATTAAGACCCGAAGTTGATCCAAGTCAACCATCGTTGGATCTACCTAAGCCGACCTTAGAAGATTCAAAAAAAAAAGATAGTTTAACTACTCCGGGTGATCCAGAATCTGAAGTAGCTATTAAATTAGCACGAAGTCGTAATCCCACAGCTAAAAGTGATTTAGCGGCCGTTGTCAAAGACAAAATTGCCACAGACAAAACTGTTAAAAAAGATATTGATCAAGTAAAAGCTGACAACGAACGTCAAGAAAAAGAAATTCAGCGTCTAGAAAAAGAAACTGACGCACTTAGTATTGCCGCAAGTGGCGCTGGTAAACCAAAAAACTTTGATACCGACGCCAACCCAACTACACCAGTACCACCGTCAGCTGGGGCATTTGTACCTGCTACCAGCACACCACCAGCGCCAATAACTACAACTCCGGATATTGCCGCTCCTGTTAGTTATCCTTCACCAGAGCCCACTACAGCCAAGGATACGGCTGTAATTCCAGAACCAACACCCACTAAAGACCTGGAATCACCGGTTACAAAACCACCTAGGGTTCAGTATCGTCAAGTCTCACAACCTACCCGTTTATCTAACAGACCCGCAAGGTCTCCTTCTCTTACAGCACCCGAGACTCCTGATACAGTTCCTTTGGATTTTGGACCTGGCTGGGAAGAAGTTCCATCCACCGACAACAAAAAATCTTCCAAAGATAATCTTGATATCTTTAATTTCAATGATAAAGATGATATCTTTAATTTTAATGATAAAGATGCGGCGGCGGTGGCATCGTCGGCAATTAAAAAAGCGTCAAGAAAAACAGCAAAAAAACAAAAAGCTACATCCGAAGTTGACGAAAGTCAAATTAGTGAGCTTGACGCGGTACGTCAAGATCTTGAACTAATGACGGATCGTCAATTCTACGTTGCCTATGGTATAAGCAAAGCGGCTTTCCAACAAAAGTATCGTGCCTTGTTAAAACCTGCTGGGCCTGGATATACAAACGAAAATGTCGACGATGATGATTATGAATCCGACGAGGGCGATTATGTTAACGATCCCACTGTGCATGCTCAAGTAAAACAACAACCCCTGCCAGATTTAGTATTACAAGCGATTGAGCGCAATCCTGCCATGCGAGCTGATATTGTTGCCGCATATAAACGTAAACACGGTGTCAAAGAAGGTTGGTCAGACAAGTCCAATCCTGTTCCATACGGAGTTTACATCAACGGCCGTCAGTGGAAAGAGTTTGCCACTGATGATCATGCTAGAGCTGTAGCCAATAAACTTATAGCTAAACTTAAAGCCGAAGGCAGTGATAAGAAAGTTACCATTGCTCCTTCTGAAAGTTATATGAAAAGCCTTAAAGAAGCAGGTAGCCCGGCACAGCAGGCCGCCATTGCCATTGCTATGAAACGGGCTGGTAAGAAACCTGGTCAAGTAGATGAGGCTATTCCGGTAATTCGTGGAACACAACCAGCTGGTGCTCAGTATGCCAACCAACTGGCAAAAATTGCTATGAAGTTGGCTAAACAAAGACACGCTGACGGCTTACGCAACGATGCCAAAGATTTCAACAAGGCGGCTAAATTATTTGCCGCTGGCGATGTAGATGGTGGTGCAGAAATAATTGCTTACGAAATGGATACCGAGCCGGCTGACGAGTTTTATGCTTATATGGAACATTATAAGATTCCTACCGAGATAGTTTTTGGGTTAAATGAAGCTGATCTTGATGAGAATCTACGCGACTGGTTTGGCAAAGAAAAATGGGTTCGCATGGATACCAAGGGCAACATCAAGGGTGACTGTGCCAGAGGCAGTGAAACGGAAGGCAAGCCCAAGTGTTTGCCACAGGCCAAGGCACATGCTCTCGGCAAGAAAGGCCGTGCTAGTGCCGCACAGAAAAAACGCAGAGAAGATCCCGATCCCGAGCGTAGAGGCAAGGCCATCAATGTGGCTACCAAGGTCAAAGAACAAGGGGTATATATAGGCAAGTCACTTACATCTGTTAAAATTTTTGAATATATACAAAGAGTCCTTGAAAACTTTATTAGAACTAAAGGGTTTAAGGGCGGACCAAGTCTTGTTAATGAACTGCGTCCTTTGTTAGATCAATTGGATCAAGTCAATGAAAAAGATTTAGCCATGAATATACGAGAAATGATGCAAGCAGCCGCAAGAAATGATCGTAGCACAAAGGGTCTAAGTTGGGGAATGTTTGCTCAAGAGTTATCAAAAAAAATACCAGAACTGATTAGAAAACGCACAAATCAAGGTGTGACAGAAAATGATCTGGATGAAGCCTGTTGGAAAGGCTATCACAAGGACGGCATGAAGACCATGTTTGGTAAACGCTATCCCAACTGCGTAAAAAACAAAAACGAAAGTCTGGAAGTCTATGTCAACCGTGGCGAATGCCCTGGTTGCGGTGGTGTTATGGTTGCCGAAGATCAAATCACAGAAAAGCAAGATGCCTGCTATCACAAGGTTAAATCAAGATACAAGGTATGGCCGTCGGCCTATGCATCAGGTGCCTTGGTTCAGTGCCGTAAAAAAGGTGCCAACAACTGGGGCAACAAGAGCGAAAGTGTTGACGAAAGTTATACCGGAGTTATGCAATCGCAGGGAATTACTGATGCTAAGTTGTTAGAAGTTGCCCGTAAGATTGACTTGTTTGCTAAAACTGTAAAATGATAGAGCGTATATGAAGATTAGTGATTTCCGTATTAGTAATCACGACAAACTGGATGATATCCTGGTGCGTCTTTGCGAAATGGTTGTAGAAGGGCAATACAAAAAGAAACTGAATCTTGGTGTAGTGGCAGCCGCAGTGTTGGATCCTGACAACAACTGTGTAGTAGGCATAAACTATCCCACAAAAGACGGCCATCGTGTGCATGGTGAACGTGCGGCTATCGATAGCTATGTGGCTCGTTTTGGAGAGATACCGGCGGGTAGTATTATTATCACCACCTGTAGTCCTTGCACACAATCTATGGCCGAGAGATCCGGCATCAACTGTAGCGATCTAGTTGACCAAGTGGGAGTGCATAAAGTGTATGCCGGCTATAAAGATCCCACACAGGATTTTAGCCACAAGCGTTATCATATTGAAATCACCCGCAATCCAAAAATACAACAATTGTGCAAAGCGTTTGCTGACACATTTCTCAAAGACAAATTAGACGAACTTGCCTTTATGGGCAGCCAATGTACCCAAGACTGTTCGGGTCATCGTGCTGGATATGCGTGGTCACAATCCAAAGGTGGACAAGTTGCACAAAGCCCATTCAGCCCCAGCTTCAATAAAGGTAGTCAGCTTCATGTAAACGGTAAGTAAACGCATGAGTTTCCTAATAGCCAACATACCTCCTGTAAAATGTTTTGTGCGTAGAGAGTTTTTATACAATCACGAACGCGGCCACGGAGAACTAGAACCCTGTTACTGGGTTACGGCCAAGGCCATTAAAGGTCAAGCCTTTAGAATAGAATGCATGCTGACCGAATACGGTGCCTTGTACGACAAGTTGCCTATCAGTGCTTATGTTTGGAAGCCGGTCGATCCTGCTGAAGATTTTGAACTGGATCACTTGCAGATCTGGGACTGTCTAGGCTACGACATAGCGGTGTTGGAGAAATCAAATCTGCGAGGACTCAAGGTCAAGTACTACGGCAAAGACAAGCAGTTTCATTTTGGGCAGTATCTGTTTACTATAGACTTTGCGGCACCGGATCACAATAGACTAGATGTTTCATTTGCAGAAGGTGTGCAGGAACACAAGAGCTACAACTTTATTCGCTTGGATAATGGACAATTTGCATGTCAGCCCAACAATCGTTGTTTATGGTACGACGTGAGCCTGGTACCTGCTCAACTTAAAACCCCCGATTTTAAAATACCCACCGAGGTGTACTGTGTAGAAAATCGCGCCAAATGGTCCGCAGGTGGCGACGACTCATGGTTTTACCGAGGTACTGATACAGAATGAACCAGTATCCAGTATATCCTGAACAATTCGAAGGTGATGACAGCGATTACAAACGTAATCCTTACTCACCTGTTTAAAGAATACCCTTAGGACCGTAACTTAGTTACGTAGGGTGCCCGGGTGCTGGGCTAGAATGGTAGGAAGTCGTGCTCCGGAAGCTATTCTTAAAACGACCATTACCAAAAACGCTTGCATAATTCAAAATACCTGTGTATAATTAATATATTATTAACAGGAGAATCACATGTCAAACCGCGTATTCACAGCAGAACAAACTAAAAAACTTGAACAAATTATTAACGAAGGTATCCAAGTGACTTCCGAAATCGAAACCTTGACAGGCGGCCTGAATGATACTATCAAGGCCATTGCTGAAGAATTAGAAATCAAACCAGGTATTTTGAAAAAAGCAATCAAGCTCGCACACAAGAGTGAATTTGGTCGTGAACAACAGGATCACGAATTGCTTGAACAAATTTTAGTGCAGGTTGGTAAGACATTATAAGTACTGTTTTATAACAGCGACTCGCTCCCGTAAGGAGCATGTAGAAAGGTTAACCGGCCACAAGCGGTAGGAGAAGAATGAGTTATATTGATGCACTTTTTGATCGTGAACACGATCGCATACATGTAGTCGAGCGCCGTGATGGTAAACGATGCTATCAGGAATATCCTGCAAATTTTATATTCTACTACGAGGATCCTCGTGGTAAATTTCAAAGCATATTTGGCACAGCCGTGTCAAGATTTAGTAGCCGCAACAACAAAGAATTCCGCAAGGAGTTAAAGATGCAGTCGGGCAAAAGATTGTTTGAATCGGATATCAATCCTGTGTTCCGTTGCTTAGAGGACAACTACAAAGGACAAGACGGTCCTAAACTAAACGTAGCGTTCTTCGATATTGAGGTGGACTTTGATCCCGAGCGTGGATTTAGTCGGCCGGAAGATCCGTTTAATGCTATTACCGCTATTTCAGTTTACCTGCAATGGCTAGAGCAAATGGTCACACTAGTTGTCCCACCCAAACACATGAGTCAAGCTACCGCACAAGAGATTGCCGCAGAGTTTGAAAATACAATTGTATTTGATAGTGAAGAAGAATTACTTAAAACATTCTTGGACCTAATTGAAGATGCCGATGCCTTGTCTGGTTGGAACAGCGAAGGCTTTGATATTCCGTACACCGTTAATCGTGTTACCCGTGTATTAAGCAAAGATGATACCAGACGTTTTTGTTTATGGAATCAATTTCCTAAAGAACGTAAGTTCGAACGCTTTGGTGCCGAGAATCAAACATATGACTTGATTGGTCGTGTACATATGGACTATATGCAACTTTATCGCAAGTACACATACGAAGAACGTCATAGTTATAGCTTAGATGCTATTGCTGAATATGAATTGCAAGAAACCAAGACTGTATTTGAAGGAACCTTGGATCAACTGTACAATCAAAACTTCAAAACATTTATTGAGTACAACCGCCAGGACACAATGATCCTGGCCAAGCTAGATAAGAAGTTAAAGTTCTTGGATCTAGCCAATACACTAGCACATGAGAATACCGTGTTGCTCCAGACCACAATGGGTGCAGTGGCTGTGACTGAACAGGCCATTATCAACGAAGCACACGAACGTGGTATGGTTGTGCCCAACCGCAAGGAACGCTATTCGGACGAGGATACACAAGCTGCAGGTGCGTATGTTGCATATCCACGTAAAGGTATTCATGAGTATGTGGGATCCATAGACATTAACTCCTTGTATCCGTCGGCGATTCGTGCTCTTAACATGGGACCAGAAACTATTGTTGGGCAACTACGTCCTGTAATGACCGATCGGTACATTGCAGACAAGATGCGTGGTGGTAGTAGTTTTGCTGGAGCATGGGAAGGATTATTTGGCAGCCTAGAGTACGAATCAGTAATGACCCTAGAAAAAGGTACAGAGATTACCGTTGACTGGCAAGATAGAAACGAGAGTGTACATAGTGCTGCAGAAGTCTGGCACATGATCTTTGACGCGAACCGTCCTTGGATGTTGACTGCCAATGGCACAATCTTTACATACGAGAAGGAAGCAGTTATTCCTGGTTTGTTAAAGCGTTGGTATGCCGAACGTACAGATATGCAAGCCAAGTTAAAAGAATGCAAAAATCCTGAAGATGAAGAATACTGGGATAAACGTCAGCTGGTCAAGAAGATTAATCTAAATAGTCTATATGGTGCTATTTTGAATCCTGGTTGTCGCTTCTTTGATAAACGTATTGGACAGAGTACTACCTTGACTGGACGTGCTATTGCCAAACACATGGATGCCTATGTAAATGAATGTATTACAGGCAAGTATGACCATGTAGGTGAATCAATTATCTATGGTGACACAGACTCCTGTTACTTTACTGCTTATCCTGTACTTAAGGATTCTATAGAACGTGGAGAGATGACCTGGAACAAGGACATTGCTGTACAACTGTATAACAGTATTGCTGATCAAGTTAACACTAGTTTTCCGGGCTTTATGGAAATGGCATTCCATGTGCCCAGAGAGATGGGAGAAGTAATCAAGGGCGGTCGTGAGATTGTAGCTTCAAAGGGCTTGTTTATTACCAAGAAGCGTTATGCTGTGCTGTACTATGACAAAGAGGGCAAGCGTGTGGACACACATGGCGAGCCTGGAAAAGTAAAAGCCATGGGCTTGGATTTGAAACGTAGTGACACGCCCAAAGTTATTCAAGACTTCCTAAGTGAAATTTTAAACAATGTGCTTACAGGTGCAACTCGTGATGAAATTATTGAAAAGATTCGCGAATTTAAGTATAAGTTTAAAGAGCGTCCGGGTTGGGAGAAAGGTTCGCCCAAGCGTGTAAATAATTTGACTAAGTATGGCAAGGAAGAAGAACGTCTAGGCAAAGCCAACATGCCAGGGCACGTTCGTGCAGCATTGAATTGGAATAACCTACGTCGTATGAATGGTGACAAATATGCCTTGCAAATTGTTGACGGTATGAAAACTATTGTGTGTAAATTAAAACAAAATCCCTTAGGATGGACGTCAATTGGCTATCCTACAGATGAACAACATTTGCCCGAATGGTTTAAAGACTTGCCATTTGATGACAGTTTGATGGAACAAACAGTAGTGGATCAAAAGATCGACAACTTGTTAAGCGTTTTAGAATGGGACTTGGCCAGTGCGACCAATACCGAAAATACTTTCCAAACTTTATTTGAATGGTAATATGAAACTTAGTGAGCTTATTGCCTTTCGAAATAGACTAGAAGAATTACCGGTCAGCGTGGCCGAACAAGCGGCTCAAGATAAACTTGACATCCTCATGCACACAGTCACTTATCCGCATGAACCGTCAATGAGTCAACTAACCCAGCCATTTATGCTAGCACTAGCGGCCAATCTCAAAAAAATTCATGCAGCCTTTGATGATTTCAGTATCAGCGTTGGACAGCTTAAACAACAAGTTCTTGACCAAATTGAAGAACAAGAAAAACATTGGTTTCAGGAAAGCTATCGTGTATTTGAGGCTGCCGAGTTATGTGAAAAAACTGACCAGATTCTTTATGGCAGAGTTGTTACTGGCATTAAGAGCCAGGCGACCATGGATGCCGAGGACACACTTCGAGCACGATTATCCATTTACGCCGATTGGCGATGGCCTGGCATGATTATTCGCCCAGGCCTAGAAGATTTTATTGAAAACATGGTAGGCAGCGATCCTTTATATGTTATAGATCGAGAACATGCTTTACTACAACCGTGCCTAGATCGTTTTCCGCGGGCATATCAAAATAGACTGCGTCCTTATACCACAGACGACTGGAGCGATAAACCAATTCTGGGTAAAATCCCCAATAATCAATTTGGTGTTTGTCTAGCCTGCAATGTACTTAATTTTCGTCCGTTAGAAATTATTCGTCGTTATCTAGAAGAAATTTATACCAAACTTCGGCCCGGGGGTGTGTTACTAATGACCTACAACGACTGTGATCTAGCTCATGCAGTAATGTTGGCCGAGCAGGGGTTTGCCAGTTATACCCCTGGATACTTGGTTCGAGATTTGGCCCAACACGTGGGATTTAAGCTGGTATATACCTGGAGTGATGGTGGCCCTGGTGTTTGGTTAGAATTGCATAAGCCAGGAGAACTAATTAGTAATAGGGGAGGGCAGGCTCTAGCCAAGACACAAAATGTATTTGATTATTCAAATGATATTGACTATCTTATAAGAAGAGCGTATACTGAGGATGAAGTTGCAAAAATGCAAGAGGCAAAAAAATATAACATAGATATATCTGATCTTGATTGGGAGAACATGCTACATGCGATGTTGCAGGAAAAGGAAGCAGAAGAGCACAGAATTAAACTCAGAATTGCGCAAGAATTACACGAAGAAATGGCAAAATCAGTTGATCAACGCAAGCAAGAAGAGTTGGTCAAACTAAGGCAACGTGCATTACAATTAGAAGCAGGCAATCCAAATCTAATTAGGTATGGATATTCAGCAGAAAAATTAAAACATTTAATTAAACAAAAGGAAGAGGAAAAGAAATGAAGGACCACTTATTAGATTTAGTAGAACACACATATGACTTAGGCTGTATTGACCTGGTTAAAATTACAGGTACCGATAAAGAAACCGTTATCAGTGGGCTGGCCGAAGATCGTAATGTAGTTGTGGAAGGAACTTTTGCCAATCCTGTAGCAGATTTTATCGGCACATTTGGCATGCCTAATTTAGGAAAACTTAAGATCTTATTAAACCTAGCAGAATATAAAGAAGATGCTAAATTCAGTCTGACACGCAAAGATACTGGTGCACCCGATGGTATTAATTTTGAAAATAAAACAGGCGACTTTAAAAATAACTATCGGTTTATGGCTGCAGAAATTATCAATG